ATATTCTACCATTTTTTCTGTACTTTCACTACCCGCCAAGTTATTTGCAATTAACGTAAGCACATCATATATTCGGTGTAACATAATATAATTAACCATGGGTAGGTTATCTTCTAAATTTACTTGCTCGTCACTCATTTGGCCTTCCCAAATCTTCCCAAAAAATTTCTCTCCCCATACTGTCTGTTATCTGCATAGGCTTTGATTCTGTACCACATGTACAGGAAACTGAATCACATTTTTGCATTTCTTTTAACCGCCTTAACTATTTCTTCATATGTAGAAATTCCGATATTTTTAGTGTAATCACATTCTAAGCAATATAAGTATATCTCGTCTGAAAGGTTTTGGTTTGAAAAAAGAATGGATTGGTCTACTGGGCATAAAAGCTTTTCAACCAACCCTTCTTCTGACATGGAGATGTAGGCTGATACATACTGTACCTTCATCCCATCTCCTTTACTTTGTCGGAAATTTTAAATAAAATTCCTTAGCTCTTGGGGTTAAACCCTTCCAAGCTGACCAATCACTGCCGCCATTAGTCATGTAGTACGTTATCTCTGCGTTTGTTACTGGGTCGAATAACTCCTTGTTACTCTTTAGGTCAAATTTCTCAAGTCTCGCAGGACCAAGATTTCCGATCATGTTTATTTGAAATAGTCCATAAGAACTATCTCCTGTATTCCTATTCCCGTTATATGCAAGCGGTCTTCCATTAGATTCACGCTTTGCTATGGACCAAGCTTTTTTAAGGCCTACCCCTTCGAATCCTACAGTCGTAAGTAATTTTACCAACTCTTGATCTGTAAGCATTTCAGATGGCTTGTAAACTTGTTTACTAAAACTATCTAAAACTTCTTGCTTTAATTGGGCTTCAGTTTTCACTAAAGGTTCTACAGTAAGTGCATTAGCTGGGCTTCCAGAAAATAAAAATAGTGTTGTCACTATAATTACTGTCCAGTCACGAACTAAATCGCTAAACTGCTGTTTTATATTCTCCATTGGCATTTCCTCCTCTAGAGATAACGAACTATAATCATAACATTGATTTATAGACATTGTCAAGCTAGTTGACTATAATTAAATATCATAATGTGAGATTTACAAAAATATTTTTAACCTCTAGACCACTAAATAAAAGTTTGATACACTAGGACTTCATCTAAAAATTAAAACCGCAAGGCGGAGAAAAGGTCGTATATGTCTTATTTTACTGAAAAACCACTACAACTTATAGATACAAGCGTATCTGCAAATACAATTGAAAACCCATATGAAAACTTTATTGCTTTATCAAGATATGCAAGATGGGTAGAAGAAGACAATAGGCGAGAAACATGGAAAGAAACTGTAGATAGATATTTTAATTTTATGTTAAATAATTTAAATAAAAACTTTAACTATGTTCCAGATGAAATACTTGTATCTAATCTAAAGGATGCTGTATATAATAGAAACGTTATGCCGTCTATGAGAGCTTTAATGACATCTGGATCAGCGTTAGAACGAGATAATGTTGCAGGGTATAACTGTGCTTTCTTACCAGTTGATTCTCCCCGCTCATTTGATGAAACGATGTATGTTCTTATGTGTGGAACAGGTGTAGGATTTTCAGTTGAATATAAGTACATTAACCAATTGCCACCAGTCCCACTAGAATTTGAAAAAACTAACGATGTAATAATTGTTGAAGACTCAAAGCAAGGATGGGCAACTGCTTATAGAACATTGCTAGAAAATCTTTGGGACGGAAAGATTCCATCCATAGATGTTACTAATGTAAGACCAGCTGGTGCTCGTTTAAAAACAATGGGCGGCAGATCTTCAGGCCCACAACCATTAGTCAATCTTTTTGATTTTACAATTTCAAAATTTAAAAGCGCAGCGGGCAGAGCCCTTAAGCCAATTGAAGCTCATGACATAATGTGTAAAATTGGAGAAGTTGTTGTTGTTGGAGGAGTTCGCAGGTCAGCCATGATTTCTCTTTCAAACATTAATGATATTGAAATGGCACACGCAAAAGCTGGAAATTGGTGGGAATCTAATACTCAAAGAGCATTGTCAAATAACTCTGTTGCATACTCACGTAAACCAGATATGGAGCAATTTATTGCAGAATGGAAATCTTTATATGATTCAAAATCTGGAGAACGAGGCATATACAATGTTGCAGCAGCACAAGCTCAAGCGGCTAAATATGGCAGAGACCCAAATATTCACTATGGAACAAATCCTTGTTCTGAAATTATTTTAAGACCGTATCAGTTTTGCAATCTATCTGAGGTTGTTATACGTGAGAATGATGATGAAGAGTCAGTAACTCACAAAGTTAAGTTAGCCACAATTCTTGGAACATGGCAATCTACTTTAACAAACTTTGATTATATTCGTGATATCTGGAGAGAAAATACTGAAGAAGAAAGACTTCTTGGAGTTTCTTTAACTGGTCAGTTTGGCAACAAGCTATTTGCTGGCAAAGCTAGATCTGCTGGTTCTTTTGAATTAACAGAAGGCGGAGGATTAGTATATGATGAAGACATTATTAATAAAGACAACATGCTTAGACTAGAGCACATACTTCAAAGAATGAGGACAAAGGCAAGGGAGACAAATGCAATTGAAGCAAAAAATATTGGAATTACTCCATCTGCATCAATTACATGTGTTAAGCCCTCTGGAACAGTCTCACAGCTCGTAGGAGTATCTTCAGGAATGCACCCTTGGCATTCACCATACTATATTCGCACAGTTAGAGGATCAAAAGGAGATCCAATTTCTGTATTTCTAAAAGAGGTTGGTATTCCAGTAGAAGATGATGTCATGAAGCCAAATGACACATACGTTTTTTCATTTCCAGTAAAAGCACCAGAAGGTGCAATTATTAGAAATGATTTAACAGCCATAGATCATCTAAATACTTGGTTAGTTTATCAACGTGCATGGTGTGAACATAAGCCATCAATTACAGTTTCAGTAAAAGAAGAAGAGTGGATGGAAGTTGGCGCATGGGTATATAAGCACTTTGATGAAGTGTCTGGAATTTCTTTCCTCCCCCATTCAGACCATTCTTACAAGCAAGCACCCTACCAAGAGGTAACTAAAGGAGATTACGAAGAGCTTCTTGCCAAGATGCCAAAAAATATACGATGGGAAGATCTTTCTTTCTATGAAACAGAAGACGGCACATCTACAAATGCTACGCTTGCGTGTAGCTCTGATGGAAACTGCGAACTTGTGGATATCTCAGCATAGTGGTAAAATTATAGTATTCGGGTAAACCGAAAATTCCTGGGCAACCCGCCCACGAGGAGATGACAATATGGCTAAATTTGCAAAAGCAGATTTAAACAAAGATGGAAAGGTAACAATGCAGGAACAAATCCTATCAGCACTATCAAGCTACGGAAGAGCATTCCTATCAGCAGCACTTGCTCTTTACATGACTGGAAATACAAATCCTAAAGACCTTTTGCTTGGCGGAGTAGCAGCAGTTGCACCCGTTATCCTAAAAGCGTTAAACCCTAACGATAAGAGTTTTGGGTTCACAAACAAGGCTTAATAAGTAGTCAATTAGAAATACTCCTGTGCTAAAATTAGTACAGGAGTATTCCTATTTAGGAGACTATGGCAAATGGCAGGACAAAAGAACTTTGAAGTAGATCAAAACGCAACTTTTACCTTTATTACAGAATATAAAGATTCAAGTAACAATGCAATTGATCTTACTGGCGCATCTGCAAAAATGCAGATACGTGATACAAAAGGTGGAGCTAAGTTAGCAGTAACTTTAACTTCTCCATCTGGTGGAATTGTAATTGATGGACCAAATGGTAAATTAACTATTAAATTAACACCAACTCAAACAAACAAACTCTTTTATCCAAAATCGTCATATGACATTATGGTTGTCGATTCTAACGGGAACAAAATAAAACTCCTAGAGGGTTTTATGACTCTCAATAGATCGGTGACTATATAATGGCTGAATCCGTAGTAGTTAAAGAAACATTAAATAAAGTAACAATATCAACTCCTGGCCCACAAGGTCCAAGAGGACGAACTATTTTAAATGGTTCTGGATCACCTTCCAATAACCTTGGACTAACTGGTGATTTTTTTTATGATGTTGTTACAACAAGATTTTATGGACCAAAACCAAGTGATGAGACTTGGGTAGGTGCACAAAACTATATTTTAAATAACCCACCTACGGACTATTCATTTAGATATTCATGGGAACTTTCACAAGTTACTGGACCTATTGCAAATACATATAGCGTTATAATATTGCACAATTTGGGTTTTTATCCCAACGTAACAGTAAAAACAAGCGCAGGAGATATACTAGAAACTGGTATAGATTACAACAATATAAATCAAATTACACTGACAATGGCTCAACCATTTTCAGGGACAGCACATCTGTCTTAAAAGGGAGAAGAAGAAATGGCAAGAAAATATGCGGTCAGCTTAGACCTTAATAAGAATGAGCTGTTAAATGCAAGAATTCAAAACCTGGGATCAGCACCATCAAATCCAGTCTCAGGTCAAATTTACTACAACAACGTTTCAAACGTTCTATTTTTCTATAATGGAACAGAGTGGACACCAGCTTCTGGTTCTACTGAAGTAATTCAAGATGTCATTGGTTCGTCCGTACTAGCAGGCACAGCACTTACTGCAACTTACAACGACCCAGCAGGAACAACAACACTAAAATTAAATGACACAGCAGTAACAGCTGGTTCATATGGATCAACAACAAAGATTCCATCGTTTACAGTTGATGCACAGGGTAGACTAACTGCTGCAAGCGAGTCAGATGTAGCCACAAACCTTTCAATTGCTGGAGATACTGGAACAGATACAGTAAATCTACTTTCAGATACATTAACTGTATCTGGCGGAGAAGGAATTGATGTAGCAGTAACAAATAATACAATTACAGTATCTGCAGAAGATGCGACCTATACAAATAAAGGTGTTGCTTCATTTAGCTCCACAGATTTTACAGTTACAGCAGGAGCTGTATCTCTTAACAAAGACCCAGTAATTACTCTTTCAGGAGATGTAACTGGTTCTGCAACAATGACAAATCTTGGTGACGTAACAATCACAACAACAGTTCAGCCGAATTCAGTAGCACTTGGAACTGATACAACTGGAGACTATGTAGCAACAATTGTTGGAACAGCTAATGAAATTACTGTTTCTCCAAATAGTGGAGAGTCGGCAGCAGTAACAATTGGTTTGCCAGACAATGTTGAAATTACTGGAAACTTACAAGTAGGTGGAAACCTTAATGTAATAGGAACAGTTAACTCTGTAAATACCACACAGATTAACATTGAAGATAATAAGGTAAAGCTTAACAGTAATGCAACAGGAACTCCTGTAGCAGATGCTGGACTTCTTGTAGAGCGTGGAAATGAAGCAGATGCTGAAATTCTTTGGAACGAGACATCTGATGTTTGGCAAATTGGTCAAGTTGGCGGAAACTACCACAATATTGCAAGAAAGTATGCAACAACAATTGGCGATGGTGCAGCAACATCATATACAGTAACACATAACCTAGGAACAAAAGATCTTACAGTACAGATATTTGAAACTACTGCAGATTATAATCAAATAGAGGCTGACGTACAACATACATCAGATTCAGTAGTTACTGTAAAATTTGCATCGGCCCCAACAGCTGGTGAATACAGAGTTGTTATCGTAGGATAAAATGTCAAGAAAATTTAAGTCTTTACTTAATTTAACTACACTCACCGCCGACCCATTAGGGTCGGCTGGTGATGTGTTTTTTAATACAACTGAGAAAGCCTTAAAAATTCATAATGGCATCACATGGGTTAACATTGCTAAAAGCGACGACCCAACTCCTTTCTATTTGCACACGCACACATATGACGGAGATGTACACACTATTGATATTAATGACCCAATAACATTTAAAGATTTTTCTGGAAATGGAGTTCAATTGACACTTCCAATAATTGATGCAGTTTTTGGCGGAGCCCCAGCGGACAATGTTTCTCTCCCATCAGCACAGCAGTTAACTTTGTTTGATGGCGGAGATCCATCTGGAAATACAATTTATTCTTCAGATATATCATGGGATGGCGGAAGCTCTGGAGATACTGGAAATGATACTCCAATAGATGGCGGAGGAGCATAATGGCAATCAGAATTCAGCTGAGAAGAGATACAACAGCAAACTGGACAACAAATAACCCAATTCTTTTACCAGGAGAAATTGGAGTAGAGACAGACACACTAAAGTTTAAAATTGGTAATGGATCAAGATGGAATGCAACTACATCATATGCATTTAAAGCAGGAGAAGCAAACGGACTAGCTACACTAGGTCCTACAGGGAAAATTCCTACATCTCAATTGCCAGATTCTATATCAATGGATGCAGAGCTATCTGCAGCATTAGCAGCATTAACTACATCTTCTATAACAGAAGGATCAAATAAATATTTTACAAACCAAAGAGCAATAGATGCAGTATCTTCATTAATATCATCTTCAATTTTGTCTGAAACTACAAATAGAAATACTGCAATAGCAACTGCAAAATCAGAAGCCATTGCTTCCGCAGCAACAGATGCAACAGGAAAAGCTGATATAGCAAAATCAGAATCTATAGCAGCATCCTCAGCATCAATCTCTGCTGCATCCTTAGCTGCCAATGCATATACAGATAATAAAGTTTCTACAGAAGCATCAACCAGATCAACTGCTATAAATACAGCAATATCATCAGAAATAATAAATAGGAATATTGCAATACAATCTTCTTTATCTGGACTAACAACTTCAACAGTAACAGAGGGAACTAATAAATATTTTACTGATTCCCGTGCACTTTTAGCAACTGCATCTGCTTATGAATCTTTGGGTTCTTCCGCCTCAGCCATCACAGCTGCAGCTACAGACGCCACCACAAAGTCTTCAGCAGCGCAAGCAGCAGCCATCACAGCTGCAGCCACAGATGCAACAACTAAAGCCAACGCAGCCATTGCTACAGCAGCCACAGATGCAACAACCAAAGCCAACGCAGCCATTGCTACAGCAGCCACAGATGCAACAACTAAAGCCAACGCAGCCATTGCTACAGCAGCCACAGATGCAACAACCAAAGCCAACGCAGCCATTGCTACAGCAGCCACAGATGCAACAACCAAAGCCAACGCAGCTTTAGTGTCTGCTAATGCTTACACAGACTCATTATCGACATCTTTAAATAATACTTTAGGTGATTATGTTTTAGAAAATGATAGAAATCAAGCCAGCGGATTTGCTGGCTTGAATTCTTCTGGGAAATTACTAGATTCAGTTATACCAGCTTCAGTAAATGCTTATGCCGATGCAAAAGTTGCAGCAATTGTAAATTCAGCACCAGCAACTCTAGATACTTTAGGAGAGCTAGCTGCAGCGTTACAGGCAGATGAAGCTGCATCTACAACACTTACAACTTTAGTTGGAACAAAGGCTCCAATTGCTTCACCAACATTTACAGGCACAGTTTCAGGAATTACAAAATCTATGGTTGGCCTCGCATCAGTTGACAACACAGCAGATTCAGCAAAGCCAATATCAACTGCTACTCAAACTGCACTTGATGCTAAGTTATCATCTGCTACAGCAGCAACAACATATGCTTCAATTGCCTCACCAACATTTACTGGTACAGTTGGCGGTATTACAAAATCTATGGTTGGCCTTGGTAATGTTGACAACACATCAGATACAGAAAAGCCAATTTCAACAGCAACGCAAACAGCATTAGATTCTAAATTAAATCGGACAGTTTTAACAAACCCTCAATCTGGATCTTATCAAATTGTAGTTGGAGATGCATTTAAATTAATTGAAATGAGCGGTGGTGGAACTTTAACAATACTAGATAGCTCAAGCTTTGCAACTGGAACAACAATAGACGTTTTGCAAACATCGGATAGTCAAGTTTTAATTGCTGGCAGCGGATTTACCCCAGATTCAACACCTGGATTAAAATTAAGAGCCAGATGGTCTTCAGCAACACTTTTAAAACGAGGTACTAATTCTTGGGTTGTAATGGGCGATTTGAGCGCCTAAAATGGTAACTAGATTTTATGGGATTAAGACTGGTGTAAGAAAAGTATCAGTACCTAATATTATAGGTATTAATAAAACTCAAGCACGAATAGATTTAAGTAATATAAGTTTAACTTATTTAGAGCAGACTACACCAGGAACAGTTCTTTCTGATAATGATATTGTGTCTGCACAGGGCACAGCTTCTGGTTCAGTTATTCCAAGAGGATCGGTTGTTCAGTATACATATAAAGTATTTACCTTTACGCCACCATACTTCCCGCCGTTCTTCCCACCGTTCTTCCCACCACACTTCCCACCGTTCTTCCCGCCGTTCTTCCCACCACACTTCCCACCGTTCTTCCCTCCATTCTTCCCACCACACTTCCCACCGTTCTTCCCGCCGTTCTTCCCACCACACTTCCCACCGTTCTTCCCACCGTTCTTCCCTCCACACTTCCCACCGTTCTTCCCTCCGTTCTTCCCTCCACACTTCCCACCGTTCTTCCCTCCGTTCTTCCCACCACACTTCCCGCCGTTCTTCCCACCGTACTTCCCAGCAGCAAACACCTGTAACACTCCTGGATGTAGTCAATATTCAGGATCTTCAGCAGGCTGTGCAAATTGTTCAAACTGTGTAAATAATTTTGGTGGATACTGGACTGGTAGTGCCTGCCTTACCTAATCTGTAATCTGGTATACTTTAAATAAATGAAAAGGAAAAAAAATGACAATTAAAAAATTTGCGGGAATTGTAGATGGTGAAATATTTACAGTAATGACAATAGATACAGAGTATCAAGGCTCTGATGGAGAAGGCGGAGAAAGAATAGTCGCTGGACTTTCATCTAATCCTATCTTTGTAGAGATTCCATCCGAACTTGATGTAGATATTAGTTGGACATGGAGCGGCACCCAATTCGTAGAAGGGTAACTTCTAATGACTGAAAAATCTGCATGGCAAAAATATAAAGAAAACCTTGGTGATGTAAGACCATGGGATTTAATAAATAAAAATACACAGTGGGCTGATGACTTACTGGCAAAAGAAAGATACAACATTTGCTTATCTTGTCCAGAACTAATAAAATCAACAAAGCAATGCAAAAAATGTGGATGTTTTATGGCAGGGAAAACTAAACTAGAACTAGCAGTATGTCCAATAGGAAAGTGGTAGTCTTAGAAATTTATACGGTATAATTAGTTTAGGCAACATCGCCAGGAGGACAATAGTGGCAAGTACATTTCCAACAAGCAAAGATAACCTTTCAAACCCAGCAGCAACAGATGATCTATCTGGACACGCCGCTCAACATGCAAATGCCAATGATGCAATTGAAGCATTAGAAAATGTAGTAGGTGTAACAAACTCTACAGACTCATCTACTTTGACTTACAAAGTAAATGAACTTTCAACATCACTCAATACTCTTTCAAACCAATCATCTAATATTGAAACATTGATGGGTTTAGAAGGAAACAACGATTTAACAATTGCAGGAATTCAAAATAAAACTACAATTGATTCATATAACTCAGCAGATTATCGGACAGCAACATATGCGCTACAGATTGTAAAGCCATCTACTGGCGAATCTTATTTTTCAAACATAACAGCTTTAAGAGGGTCTTCTGATATATATGTATCTGAATCCAACATAGTAACAAACGCCAATTCTTCACTAGCAACGACAGCTTTTGAATCATCTGGTGGTATAATTAATCTAACAGTCACCCCAGTATCAGGAGAAGTTACTGTAAGATATTTTAGAACAGCGTTAAAATAAAGCAGTAAGAGGAGTCATAAATTATGGCAATAGTAAATAAGAATTTTAGAGTAAAGAATGGTCTTATCGTTGACGGCTCCGTCGCAACGGTAAATGGATTTAATGTATTAACAGAGGCATCAACAGCCTTTATCATCAGCACAGTTGGCGGATCAGCAGATACAGCCAATACTCCTAATACTGTAGTAAAGCGTGACGGCTCAGGAAACTTTGCAGCAGGAACAATTACAGCATCTATTGTTGGTAATGTAACTGGTAACGTAACTGGTACAGTTTCAAGCCTTTCTAATCACACATCAGATACTCTAACAGAGGGTACTTCAAATCTATATTTTACAAATGCTCGTGCATTAGCTGCAACAGCAGCAGCATATGATGCAGCAGGTGCAGCATCAAGCGCACAGGCAAATGCAGCAACAGATGCTACATCAAAAGTAGCAGCCGAAGCTACAGCACGTAACACAGCAATTGCATCAGCAATTGCAACAGAAGTTACTGATAGAAATTCAGCAATTGCAACTGCCAAGACAGCAGCTGAAACTGCAGCAGCAACAGATGCAACAACCAAGGCTAATGCAGCCGTTGCCACAGCAGCAACAGATGCTACATCTAAAGCCAACGCAGCACAGTCCGCAGCGATCTCTGCAGCAGCAACAGACGCTACTTCAAAGGCTAATGCAGCGCAGGCAGCAGCCGAAGCTACAGCTTCAGCAGATGCAACAGCTAAGGCTAATGCAGCACGAGCAGCAGCGGAAGCAACTGCAGCATCAGCACTTACAGCAGCAATTTCAACAGAGGTTGCAAATCGTAATACAGCAATTTCAACAGCAGTTTCAGCAGTAGTCGATGGTGCTCCAGCACTTCTTGATACTTTAAATGAATTAGCAGCAGCAATTAATGATGATGCTAATTACACAACAACTATTACAACAGCTTTAGCAACAAAGGCTAACGCATCACAGGTCACAACAGATATTGCAGCAGCAGTTTCAACTGCCGCTTCAGATGCTACTACAAAGGCTAACGCAGCTCAGTCTGCAGCAGCAACAGATGCTACATCTAAAGCCAACGCAGCACAGTCCGCAGCGATCTCTGCAGCAGCAACAGATGCTACTACAAAGGCTAACGCAGCCCAGGCAGCAGCAATCTCTGCAGCAGCAACAGATGCTACATCAAAGGTAGCCGCAGAAGCCACAGCTCGTAACTCAGCAATTTCAACAGCAATTTCAGGTGAGGTCACAGACCGCAACGCAGCAATTGCAACCGCTCAGTCTGCAGCGCAAGCCTCAGCGGAATCAACAGCAGCAACCGCTCTTACAAATGTAAAAAATGGTACAACACCATTCACTAAAGTTAATGTAAACGATGTAGCCGCAGTACGGGCAGCAACTTCAACCGTAGCGTCTGCATCAACAGTAAATGCTCTTACATGGGCAGCAGCAGATTACAGAACAGCTAAAGCTCTTGTTAAACTAAAGAATGGTGTAAATACTCAAGTTTCTGAGATTCTACTTACACTTGATACAAGCAACAATGTAGCAATAACTGAATTTGGAACAATTACAACAGGAGCGGATCTTGGAACTGTAACAGCAGCATATGTTTCAGGCGATGTTTCAGTATCAGTAACAACAACATACGCATCAACAGATGTAATGGTTTACGCAACACTAATTAAATAATTAATAAAAGGTATGGGGTCCTTTCAAAACCCCACCAAAAACATTAGGGGATATGTGAACTTAAATGGCAATAGTAAATAAAAACTTCAAGGTTAAAAATGGCCTTAACGTAGCAGGACCTGCAACATTTGATGCAGCAGTAAATGTAGACAACTTAGTCTTAAATTCAACCCCCCTTGCCTTCGACTCATCAACTGGAAGACTAAAAATCCAGATTAATGGTGCTTGGAAGGAAATCGCTCTTTTAACAGATGCGGCAGAAGATCTAGGAGCTCTAACATTTATGGATATTGGATTGGCTATGGACTATAACGGTCAGCCAATCTATACAGTATATGCGAACGGAGTAAATACCACAGCCACAAAATTTGCGGATGGTGGAGATTACTCAACAGAAGTATATAGCATGAGCTTTGATTCTGGAACAATTGCATAATTGTTTTGGAATTATTGTAGTGCTATAATTAACAAATAAGTCTAAACAAGGGGTGGCAAATATGTCAACAGTAAGAATTCAAGTAAGAAGAGGTACCGCTTCACAGTGGACTTCAGTAAATCCAATTTTGGCAGCAGGAGAAATGGGTGTCGAGTCAGACACTAACCTATTTAAATTCGGTAACGGATCTTCTACATGGACTGCCCTTGCATATGCAAACAATTCAGATGTAGCGATTGGTGAAATATCCCAAGACGCAATTAACACCGCCCTTTCAATGGGAGCGGGACTCACAAAGTCATACAACGATGGAACAAATACAATCCAGATAACAGTAGACTCAACAGTCGTAGCACTTAAGTCATATGTAGACACTGGCGACGCAGCTTCAGTATCAACTGCATCAGCAGATGCCACTACAAAGGCTAACGCAGCCCAGGCAGCAGCGATTTCAGCAGCAGCAACCGATGCCACTACAAAAGCTAATGCAGCACGAGCAGCAGCAGAAGCAACAGCTGCAGCAGCACTTTCAAGTCTTTCAAATACAGTAGATACAGACTTTGTACCAGTGTCTGACCTTGGTCAGCCAAATGGTGTTGCAACACTTAATGCAAGCACAAAGATTCCAACATCACAAATTGATACAACTATTATTGCAGAAAGAGGATATGTAAATACTCAAGCAACAGCAGCAATAACATCAGCGCAGACTTACACAAATTCAGCAATAAATAATTTAGTTAACGGAGCACCAGCAGCACTAGACACATTGGCTGAACTTTCAGCAGCACTAAATGATAACGCAAGTTATGCAGCAACAATTACATCTGCTCTTGCATTAAAATCACCACTTGCATCTCCAACATTCACTGGAAACGTAGTCCTTCCTTCAACAACAGCAATTGGAAACGTAGATGGAACTGAAATTTCATATTTAGATGGAGTAACATCTGGTGTACAAAGCCAGCTTGATGCTAATGCTTATGAAATAGGACTAAAAGCTCCAATTGCTTCTCCAACATTCACAGGAACAGTAACATTGCCAGAAGGCACAAGCATTGGCCAAGTCTCAAACATAGAGCTAGGTTATGTTAACGGAGTTACATCTGGAATACAGACACAACTTGATGCCAAAGCACCACTTGCTTCACCAACATTTACAGGAAATGTAACACTTCCTTCAAGTACAACAATCGGATCAGTGTCTAACTTGGAAATGGGGTACCTAGATGGAGCAACATCTAATCTTCAAATTCAAATTGATGCTAAGGCACCACTTGCAAGCCCAACATTTACAGGAAGCGTAACACTCCCAGCAACAACCTCAATTGGCTTAGTTGATTCAACTGAAATGGGATACCTTAACGGTGTCACATCAGGAATTCAAGTACAGCTTGATACAAAGGCTCCGTTGGCAAATGCAGTATTTACAGGAACATTTGAGGCACCAGTTGCAACAATAACTGGAGCAATGCTTGCAAACGGAACAGTTGCATCAGCAAATATTGCAGACGGAACAATTTCAACAATTGATCTTGCAGACGGAGCTGTTACATCAGCTAAGATTGCAGACGGAACTATTGTAGAGGGAGACCTTGCAGACTCATCCGTTACATCAGCTAAAATTGCAAATGGAACTATTGTAGACGGAGATATAAATGCAGCAGCAGGAATAGCTACATCAAAGATTGCTGGACTAGATACAGCACTTGGACTACGAGCTACTCTAGATGGTCCAACATTTACAGGCACAGTAGTTCTTCCATCAACAACTTCAATAGGCCTAGTTGATTCAACAGAAATTGGATATGTAAATGGAGTAACATCTGCAATACAGACACAGCTCGATGCAAAAGCACCAATTGCCTCACCAACATTTACAGGTACAGTCTCAGGAATTACAAAGACAATGGTTGGACTAGGATCTGTTGATAATACAGCGGATGCTTCAAAACCAGTATCAACAGCACAGGCTGCAGCAATTGCAACCGCTAAATCTGAAGCAATAGCATCAGCCACGGCTTCAGTAAATGCAGTTATAGCATCAGCACCAGCTGCTCTTGATACCCTTAATGAATTAGCAACAGCGCTTGGAAATGATGCAAGCTTTGCAACAACAATGACAAATGCTCTTGCAGCAAAAGCACCACTTGCCTCACCAACATTTACTGGCACAGTAACAGTTGCAGCAGCTGGCGTTGCGTTTACAGATAAGACACAAACAAAGGCTGGCGTACCTTCACGGACACCAATTGCAAGTACAATTTCTGCAAGCACAACATTGGCAGGAAGCTTGCAAGACAGCATGGTTCCACTAGCTGGAGCTGTAGCAATTACAATTGGCGATGCATCAAATGCACTGTATGCAGTTGGAGAATCAGTTGATTTCTACCAAGCATCAGGAACTGGCGCTAGCTTTGCAAAAACTGGATCAGTCAACCTGCTCTACACACCAGGCGCATTGCTTAGAACCACATATTCTTCAGCAACTGCACAAAAAGTATCTTCAACTGACTGGTTGATATACGGAGATTTGAAAGCTTAATTGGATAGGGGAATATAAATAATGGCAAAAAAAGTAGGTAAGCATTCCGCAGCGGCTAATGATTTTCTAGAGCCAAAGCCAGTAGTAATAACATCATCAACTGATGTTGGAACTGGAAGAGCTGTAAATAATGGTGCAATCGATATAGTCTGGTCATTGCCAGCTGGTTCACCAGAAGCAACACTTTATACAATAACTCCCTCACCATCCGTAGCAGGATCACCGTGGACAACAACAGCAACTTCTTATATAGCACAAGGACTAACATCAGCAACCTCATACACATTCTCAATTGTTGCATCAAATGCAGCAGGAGCCGCTGCTGCAACATCAACTTCTGCGGTCACTGCAACAACAATTCCAAGCGCACCGACTTCAGTTTCAGTTGCTTCAACAGTAACTAATACTGATCGGGTTACATGGCTTGCACCAACAACAGACGGAGGAAAAGCAGTATCAAGTTATACTATTGTTTCCTCAGACGGTCCATCTTATGCAAATTCTGTTTCTCCAAAAGACATAGGAGAAACTGGAAACACTTCTCAAAACTATACAATTTATGCAATAAATGCCAACGGCACAAGCGCAGGCGCAATAACAAACACAGTAACTACGTTTACGCCTCCACACTTCCCGCCGTTCTTCCCACCACACTTCCCACCGTTCTTCCCGCCGTTCTTCCCACCACACTTCCCACCATTCTTCCCACCACACTTCCCACCATTCTTCCCGCCATTCTTCCCACCACACTTCCCACCGTTCTTCCCACCACACTTCCCACCATTCTTCCCACCGTTCTTCCCACCATACTTCCCACCGTTCTTCCCTCCACACTTCCCACCATTCTTCCCACCATTCTTCCCACCATACTTCCCACCGTTCTTCCCTCCACACTTCCCACCATTCTTCCCACCATACTTCCCAGCACCACCATACTTCCCAGCACCACCGTACTTCCCAGCACCACCGTACTTCCCAGTATTTAGAGGATCAAGCTCTAGACTATATTAAAAATTTATGAGGGGCTAGCAATAGCCCCTCATAAATGATATACTAACAATAGGAGAAACAATGGATAAAAAATATATTTTAGTAGCAGGAAACGAAGTCATTGACATAATATCATTTACTGATAAGTATGAGCAGCATGATAGATGGGTTGCTGGATTTTCATCAAACGATTTAACTTTTATCAATGTTTCTGGTAATGAAAATGCTATTTTAGGTTCTACATATTCAGATGGAGCATTTACAAAATATAATGAGCCTAGAATTCCAGTTAGCGACTTTGAAGGCAGATACGCAATTTTAAAAAATAATGAAATCTTTTATTTAAAATTTTTAGATGCAGGAAAATTAAATGATTTCTACACCGAAAAATGGGAAAGCATAACAAATGCAATAGCAGTAGACCCAGAAGAAGAAATTACATTTTTGCATAAATGGGATGGTACAAACTTTATTGTTGAATAAAGTTGTCTAGTAGAAAGAATTAAAATGGAAAAAGATTTTTCCTTTTCTTCAAAAGAAGAGCTAGCCCCTGGAATATGGGTATATAGAGATGCCATAAAGCCAGAACTTGATATAATAAATAGACTAGAACAAACCTTAGAATCAAGTAATGGTTTATATAATTGGCAAGAAGCCACAGTAGGATATAGAGAAAAAATCCCAGACTATCGTGACTGTGTAGACTTTAAGATTAATTTCTTTGACTACCCAGGCAAAGATGAGTACATGAAAAAATTTGATGCAATATGGAAAGATGTAAGAGACGCACAAAAAGTTGCTCTTGATGACTACTGTGCATTTTATAAGATTGATATGAAATACTGGGAAGCCATGAACTTTATTAAATATGGCCCAGGACAACACTTCTCATACCACTCTGATCACGGATGGTCATACATTGCAACAGTATCAATGGTTGCTTATATTAATGATGACTATGAAGATGGTGGATTAAGATTTGATAAAATGGATTTAGAGGTAAAACCAAAAGCTGGCGATCTATATATATTCCCATCAAACTATTTATTCTCTCACTCAGCACTACCAGTTAAATCTGGAACAAAATATTCAATTGTTACAATGACTGACTATAATGATGCAACCCACACCCCAGAATTTTATAGACAGTTTAAATCAGAGATATCACAGCCAGACTAATGTTCGACATTGATGTATATAAAATTAGTCCTACTCCAGGAGAATTTAAACAGCTGCCAGTTAAAAGAGATTGGATGGACGAAACTGATAATGCTCACGCATATAAATGTTTTCCATTAAGTTTAACAAACTCTCTTGGATGGGGCATATCTTTTCCAGAAGATATAACTTTTATATGGGATGGAATTGCTACATCAAGCGAGCCAGACCATGTAAAAATACTAAGTGGTCATAAGTATGCATATACAGCAAGAGAAAATGCAACAATAAGTTTTAAGACTGGTCTTTTAATTAAAACTCCAGAAAATGTAACAATGCTATCAATGCCACCACCAAACTATATTTTAGATGGCGTACAGCCGCTCACAGCTTTAATAAGTACATCATTTTTTAAAGGGGAGTTCCCAGCAGCATGGAGAATTACTAGGCCAAATGTTGAAATAACTATTAAAGCTGGAACACCAGTAATGTCTGTTATTCCTATATCTCTTGGCGAATTAAATAATTCACAAGCAAACATTAGACCTCTTTATGAGCTTGGTCCTAATTTTTTCCCAGACGGAGACTACTCAAAAATTGTTAAAGATATAAATAATTCTGGTCGGTGGACAAATTTTTATAGAGATGCAGTAGATCACCACGGTAAAAAAATTGGAGACCATGAAGTAAAAGTTTTAAGATTTAAAACTACAGACGGTAGCCCAGAGGTATGTAGTGACAAATAAAATAGTATTTCATTCTGCAAAGGTATACAATAAAGCTGACGGAACAAATGGACCAGTACCAGCTGCAAATTCTGTTCCAACTTGGTGGAAAGACGCAGACAAATATATAAAAGATCCAAATGGAGAAGCATACGTAAACCCAAGCGGAGAAGGAAAAGTTATGAGCTACAAGTCATGCCCAGCTATGCTTGACACATTTACTTCTGGCTATATGCTAAGAACTCCTTGCGATATAGAGTTTTATCTAAAAAGAGGAAGAGTCAAGGCAAAGCTTCCAATAGGGTTTGAAGATTTAGTTGGAGAAAGAGAACCTATGGGTGGTTTTGAGACACCGCCAGGATTTGATGAAAGACATTTCCATTGGTATCTTAACTGGGCACCAGAACTTCCAGAAGGATATAGCAGTCTATACCTACAACCAATAAATCATTTTAATTTACCTTACATTACTGTTGCTGGTATAATAGATAGTGACAAGGTAACAAACTCAGGACTGCTTCCTTTCTTTTTAAAAAGTGGATTCACTGGCCTAGTTCCAGCAGGAACGCCAATAGTTCAAGTTTTTCCTTTCAAAAGAGAAGATTGGGAAATGGAATATAAATTCTATACTCAAGAAGAACTTTTTGAAAAACATAAGCAAAATTCAATTACATTTAGACAACCAGAGGGTGGCGTCTATAAAAGAGACTTCTGGCAAAGAAGAAAATACAAATAGGAGATATCATGCAGAAGCAAGTAAATACTAACAAGGAACACGATTATAAAAAGCTGAGCTCTATAACTCCATCTGGATTTTTTGGTAATTCTGCAGATAATATAGTAGAGCTAAAAAACTTTTTGACAGAAGAAGAAAAAGAAAGACTTACAAATTTTGCTTTTAATAACAAGGTTTGGGATATAACAGAATCTCACACTAATGAAAATGGAACAGTTATCTATGATGCAAATGCATGGACAGATAGAGTATGTACCAGAAGATCTATGGAAATTTCTGCAGACCCAACGATTGTTGATGTTGTTGAAGGATTAATTAAAAGATTAAAAGTAGAGGTTGATAAATTTTTTGAGGTAGACGTTCAGGCAACTGGACCCGCAATTGTCAGGTGGCCAGTAGGATCTAGACAAGACCCACACGCAGACAAAGAGCTTCACGAAGGTCCAGATGCTGGAACCCCAAACGATTTTCCTCATTACGATATTGCATCAATATTTTATTTTAATGATGACTATGAAGGAGGAGAGCTATTCTTCCCAGTACAAGGGGTAGAGATTAAACCAAGCGCTGGCTCGGCATACTTTTTCCCAGGAGACCTTCATTACGTGCATGGGGTTCGACCAGTTTTGTCTGGAAATAGATTTACATCTCCATTTTTTTGGAATATATTAAAACACACTGGAGAAAGACAGCCATGAAAGACTTAAAATATGAGGAGATTTATCCAAAAATATTTGTATACAGCAATATATTTGAAGATGTAAATGAAGTCCTTAATGTTTTAAAAGAGTCTATAGCCAGCCCTGAAGGTTCTTCAATTGGTCCCTGGGGAGACTGGTATACATTTGGGCTAGAAACAAGCCATTACGATTGGTCTATTAATTCAGACAGATCCATCAAAGAAAGATTAGTAATTGATAAAGTAAATCAAGTTTTTTTTGATGTTACAGAGCACTATGCTGCATCACACAATGTAGAAATAAAGCCAGAAAAAGTTTTAACGCCAAGCGGACAAGAAGTAGATTCTTGGAGAAAGATGGGGCCATCTCTATGTAAATATGAGGCGGAAGCTGGAGTTACTCAAGATCTAGCAATGCATTATCATACAGACTATCAGGTTGAATTTAAAGACTCAAGAGGATACAACTTTGCAGTTACAGTAACAACATACTTAAATGATGACTACGATGGCGGAGAAATTGATTTTTTAGTAAATGGAAAACTTATATCATACAAGCCAAAGGCTGGCGACGTACTTGTTTTTCCAGCGGGAGACCCAAACTTTTTAACAGAAGGACAAGAGCTATATCACCACGGAGTTAAAAAAGTACACAATGGCTCAAAATATTTTATAAGAGCAAATTGGCAAAGGTATTACAATGGCTCTGTAGAGTGGAATGAAAATGCAGACAAATATGGACTAGAGATCTGGCTAGAAATGGAAAAAGAAAAAGCTAAGCAAGATAGAAAAGAAGGAAAGTATCAGTCCATTAACGAACAAGATATAGAGAAAGCGGTAAGAATAAAATGACATTTAACCTAGAAAATCAAACTAGACTAAGAGAAGACATTTGCGTTTTTGAAAATTTTTTAACTGAAGAAGAATGTGAATCAATATTAAAATACTGGAAACACTCAGTAGAAAAAGGAAGCCTTCCGTGGGAGGGTATTTCTTTTTATGAGTCATACGCATCAAACTTACCAGATGACGAAGATGTAGAAAAGTTTGGCTTACCACTAGATTTTTTTGTAAATCTTGAGAAAAAAATTCAAGAGTCTGTTGAGATTACAAGAGGAAAACCAGTAAAATCTGTAAGCTATCATGCACAAAAATGGATCACAGGTGCATTTGCAGGATACCATTCTGATAATAGCCCTCTAGATAACCCAGAGTATAATGCTTTTGAAAGGTCTAAGTGGGCATCATTTCTTTATTTAAATGGTGACTTTGAAGGCGGAGAACTTAAGTTCAGAGATCACGATATAAGCATTAAGCCAAAAGCTGGCCTGTTAGCATCATTTTCTGGAGGTCACCACAATATCCATGAAGTCCAGATAATTACAGATGGAGAAAGATACACAATTGGATCATTCTGGGATAACGAAGAGTCTGAATATTCTGAAGAAACAAAAGAAAAATGGAAAACAGAAATAGCTGAAGCAAGAATAAGACAAGCCGAAGATCAAAAGTTGTGGCAAGAAAATAAATCTAAAGGAATTATGGAAGAGCCACCACCGTACCAAAAGGAAAGACTAAAAGATTAACAAGGAGATATCATGAATCTAGAAAAACTGCACGAAAACGTTTACTATTACAGGAATGCAATAGCAGACCCAGCCGCACTAATTGAGCTGATTAATAGCACAGAGGGCGAAGAGGGTATATCTAAAGTAGTTCCTTCTTGGGACCACTGGGAGGCTTGCAGTGGAGAATGTTATATCTACGGGGAAAAGAAAAACTTAAATATAGAAAACATGCTTGAAATCAATAATGATGAATCTAAAGAAAAAGCACAAAAAATAATAGACATCATTGTAAACTCAATGACAGATGTTTGTAAAGATTTTGCTAAAGACAAAGGTGTCACAGAAAAAGTTAATCTATCTCCATATATTGGTATAAATAAATATAAGCCTGGAACATTTATGGGAGGTCACTATGATCAACAAGAAGGAGATTTAAGATTAAAGTATTCTCTTGTTGCTTATTTAAATGATGACTACGAAGGCGGAGAGATTTCTTTTACAATTAAAGAAGGAATACTTGGCGAAGAAGATAGACCACGAGAAGACATTGATCATGAAATGAATAAAGAAAAAGTAACATTCTATCTTAAGCCAGAAGCTGGAAGTATATTAATTTTTCCTTCTTCTCCACCATATAATCACACAGCCCATCTTGTTAAGAGTGGTTATAAATACATGGTACCTGGGTTTTGGATGAACGAGGAGAAATAAATTGCATTACGAAGCTCAAGAACTAGCAAAAAATATTTTTTATTTTAAATTTGGAATTTATGAGCCACATAAACTCATAGAGTTTATTGAAAACACTGACGTGGACCCAGAGATAGACGAAAGTATTATTTCTAAATGGACACCATGGACTTCAAGCACAAGCTCAGATGATATATATGGATATAAAAAAAATATTAATGGTAAAAATAAAATATTAAGTCCAAAAGAGCTATATATATATAATAGTATAAGGTCAAGCATGATCTTCGCTGCATCTGAATATAAAATATACAACAACATAACAGACGACATACACATGTCTAAAGAATTTGATATTAAAAAATATAATACTGGTCAGATGATGGGGCCCCACGCAGACCAAAACGATGGGGACTCTAATTTAAACTACTCCATAGTTACTTATCTAAACGATGACTATGAAGGGGGAGAGATATCTTTCCCTAATCATAACGTAATGCTAAAACCAAACGCAGGCAGCCTTATAATATTCCCATCCTCAGATCCATATCTACATGAATCAAAAGAGATAACGTCTGGAATAAAGTATATGTCCCCAGGATTTTGGACTAAGCAAAAAACAGACTAGGTGATACAATAGTTATATGCTATATAAAAACATTGTATTAAAAGACAATCCAATTGGATTTTGGACTCTAGACGAGTCTTCTGGATCTATAGCCTATGACTATTCTGGTGCACAAAATCATGCTTCATATAATTTTACTCCAGTAAATCGGTACCTGCCCCTTGTTCCTGGCGGAGTCCTTGGAACAAAAATAAGCGGAACAGACAAGATAACACTATCTGACCTAAAAAGTCCATATGGGAATTACATACAGGGTGCCTTGGCAGATAAATATAGCTCAGATGTTTCATTTACATTAGAATGTTGGGTACAAATTAATGAGTGCACATCTGCCACAATATTTGCAGATGAAACAAACAGCATAGGAATATATTGGCAAAACAATTCAATAGTCTTTTCTATAGGAACATCAAACAAAATACATTATTTAGTTAAAGACAAATATAAATCCTTACACATTGTAGGCGTATATACAAAC